CCCGATCACGTCGAGGCCCTCCTCCAGCAGCGGGGTCACCAGCCGCACGGTCACGTCGTCCCCCACGGAGTAGGTGCCCAGCTCGGGCACCGCCTGCCCGGTCTGCGCGGACAGGTCGAGGGAGGGGGCGGCGTACTTCACCGAGTTGGAATGCGCCCGCTCCTGCAGGGTGGACAGCAGGATCGTCTGCGGCCAGTCGTCGGCGGCGTCGAGGCGCGGCAGGTCGGGCTGGGGCACTTCCACCACGGCGACCGGGCGCGGTGTGCCCTCGTCGGCGTCCTCGGGCAAGTCCCCCACGGCGAACGTGCGGGTCCGCAGCATGTCGGCGTCCCACGCGGCCCGGTAGCCGGTCATGTTCCCCGGCACGCCCAGCACCAGCCCGGTCGGCCCGCCGACACGCGGGTAGCCGACCCGCAGCGTGGCGCGGGGGCGGCCCTGCATCGTCATGTCGTACTCGGTGCGGAACTCCGGTCCCTGGATCACGTTGGCCAGGTTGGTCAGCAGCTCGGCGCGGCTGCCGCCCTCCAGGTACTCGTACAGCCGGTCGCGGGCGAAGCCGGGACCGGGGTTAGTCGCGATGACCACGCCGACGTCCTCGACGGGCTGGGCGATGTCGCGGGCGATCACGGTCTGCTCGGTCTGGTTGTAGCGCCGGTTCGGGTGGATGTCCCACTGCCGCTTTGACAGGTAGTTGGTCAGCTCGGTCAGGGTGAGCGTGACGTAGTTCGACCCGTCGTCGGCGATGCCGGTAGGCACCCCGCACCAGATCACACGGTCGCCGTACCAGCACCACACCCGGTAGGACCAGAGCCGGGTCAGCCTTTCGGCGTCGAGCGCGCCGGGCTCCATCGGGAGGGTGAGCTGCCCGTTCCCGAACCCGGACAGCCGCATCGTGCAGGAGAAGCCGTGCGGGGTGCGCAGCGGCCCCAGCGGGATGCTGCCGACGATCGTGTCGGCCCAGAACTGCCACTGGTCGGGCAGCGCCGCCATCGTCGCGGCGGCCCGCACGACCGGGCTGGGCATCACCGGGGTTACCACCAGGCCGACCTCCAGTTCAGCACGACCTCGCCCGACCCCTGCGCGTACAGATGCCAGCGGGCGGTCGAGAACGGGGGGATCACCAGCGGCCGGGAGCCGGGCAGCACGAACGCCTGCCGGGCCGCGCCGCCCGGTGCCTGCGCGGCCAGCGTGCCCGTCGGCACGAGGATCGTCACGCCCGCGCCCAGCGCCGCGAGGATGATCGCACGCGGCCCGCCCTCGTCCAGCCGCGACTCCGACAGGTCACCGACGTACTCGGCGTACACCGGGGCGGGCGCGTTGCCGTCGTTGCGGATGTACGCAGCCGAGCCCGGCGGGTGCGGGTCGCCGTACACCCAGTCGGGATACTGGCGCGGGTAGACGCGGCCCGCCTCCGGGGCGGTCGTGGTCGTCAGGATGGCCTGCCGCCATTCCTGGTCGTACAGCAGCGGGTCGGCTGCGGTGAGGGTGACCTCCCACCGGAACGCCTCCCCGTCGGCGATGAAAACGAACTTGAACCGGTCGGTCCCGGCCCGGACCATCGACGTGTGCGTTACGCCCAGCCACGGGTCGGTGATGGCGAACTCCAGCGGCTCCCGCTCGGCGGCCAGCCCGGCGAGCTGGTCGCGCCAGTTCATGAGCTGGGCACGCGGCCCGGCCGCCGCCCCGGTGACGGTGATCTCCCGCTGCTCGATCGTCTTGAAGCCCCAGTTGCCGCCGTCGGCGAGCGCCCGTTCGGTGTCACGCCCGTTGAGCGTCGGGGTGTCGTACCAGCCGGTTACGTTCTCCACGATGGCGGTGAACCGGTCATCGACCCAGCCGGGCGACAGGTTCAGCCCGTGCCAGCGCACCGGCACCAGGCCCACGGGCTCGGGCCTGGGGGGCCGCTCGTCCGGCCCCGGCCGCCGCCCCTCGTAGACCCGGTTGAACGTCAGGTCGTACCGGCGGAACGCCTGCTCGGTCATGCCCGCCCCCCTGCGTAGGCCCATTGCAGCTCACGGCTGACAGCCGCCGCGATCTGCTCCTCGGACTGGCCCGGCTGCGGGTACACGTTGATCGTGACGCCTTCCCAGCCCCGCCCGACCTGCGGCGTGCGGCCGGTCAGCGGGGAGATCAGCTCCGGGCCGCGCTCGGCGATGGTGTACCGGTCCCCCGACCGCGACCCGAACCCGACCACCGGCTCGCGGATGATCCCGCCGCGTGCGTAGCCGTGCCCGCGCCCGATGTTCTGCGGGATACGCCCGGCGTACCGGCGCATCATGTACATCATCGACGCGGCGATGTTGAACTCGGGCCGCATAAGCGCCTGGTTGATCTGGTCCGGGCTCATGCCGCGAGCGGGCGGGTAGTAGTCCTTCGCCGCCATCCACGTGACCTGCATCAGACCGCGCGCCCGGTTGATCCCCACGTTGATGTCGCGGATCTCCTGCACCACGTTCCGGCCGCCGGACTCGGACTGCATCTGCCGCATGAAGATCGACAGGTACTGCTGCGGGAACCCGACCTGCGCGGCTATCCGGTTGACCAGGCCGGTCCACTGCCCCACGCCGCCGCCCGGCGAGCCGCTGGACGCGCCGGGCGCGTCCGGCCGCCCTTCCTTCTCCGCCGCCATGTGAATGTGGTCCGCGTGCCCGGCCCACACGACACCACCGTACGGACCCGGCGGGTTGAACTTCTGATAGTTCTTGACCGCTAGCGTCGGGTTGAAGATCCCTTCCAGCAGGTCGCCCCACATGTTCTCCTGCATCCACCGCCCGGCCGCCGACATGAGCGGCACCGGCCCGGCCAGGTCGCGAGCCATATCCCGCGCGTGATACGACAGCCCGCCCGACGCGGTGATCGAGCCGGGCCGGTAACCCGAGGTGATCCGCAGGCCGGGGAACCGCTCCATCACCTCGGCGGCCAGCGCGTCAATGCCCTGCCCGCTGCCCATGAAGTCCGGCGCGGACTTGCCCTCGATGAAGTCGGCGGTCTTGTCGATCACGTCGAGGAGGAACTTCGCCGACCACTGCGTCGGGAACACCTGCGAGTGGGTGGTGAACGGCTCCAGCAGCTTTTTCAGCGGCTCGGTCAGCGCCCGGAACGCGGCGGCCGCCGCCCAGCGCAGCATCCCCGAGAACTCGTCAATCAGCTCCGCGCCCAGCTCGCCCAGCCGCTCGATATGCGTGATCTCCTTGGTGAACCCCCACGCCGAATCCCACGCGCTTTTCGCCAGCCCGGCCACCCGCTTGGCCGCGTCGATCGGATTCCAGACCGGGGCGATGCCGACCGGACCGCCCTGCTGGTAGCGGGGCAGCCCCGCAAGCCTGCCGTACCCGATCGCCCGCGCCTGCTTCTTGGTCAGCACCCACTCGCCCGGCTCCAGCCGTGCCAGCACCTTGTCGCCGCCGCCGTACCCGCCGGGCACCCGGCCGCCCTGCGCGAACCGCGGAATGTTCGGCACGTTCGGTATCGCGTCAATGCCGACCTTGGTGATCAGCGCGTTGACGCCGCCGATCAGCCGGTTCACCACGTTGTCCACGACCCAGCGGATCGGGTCGGCGACGAGGTTGCAGACGGCCTTGAACGACTCGCCGATCGCCGACGCGATCCGGCCCCACATGTCAGCCGCGTTGGAACGGATGCGCTCCCACGCCCGGCCGAGCTGGTCGGTCAGCCACTCCCACGCGCGGCGGCCGACGTCCTTGATGTTCTCCCACGCATCGAAGAACGCCCGCCCGATCCGGCCCCACATGTCGCGGGTGGTGCGGAGCGCGAAATCCCACGCGGCCCGCAGCGTGTTCCCCAGCCAGGTCACCGCCGAGCCGAGCGCGGCGCGCATGTTGTCCCATGTCCGCTGGAAGAACGACAGGATGTTGGACCAGACCTGCCGGGTCAGGTTGTGCATCCAGTCCCACGCGGCGCGGAGGATGCGCTGCATTGCCGACAGGATGCTGGCGACGGTGTCGCGTATCCAGCCCCAGATCTGCGCGAGGGCGCGGGCCAGCGCGGTGACGATGCCCGACACGGCGGCGCGGATCGCGTCCCAGGTGCGGACGATGAACGTGGCCAGCGCTTGCATGGTCGAGGAGACCGAGGAGCGGATCGCGTCCCAGATGCGCGACAGGAAGGTGGCCAGCCCGGACATGATGGAGGTCACGGTGGCGCGCAGCGCGTCCCACAGGCGGGCCACCGCGCCGACGGTGGCGCTTACCACGCTGGTCACCGCGCGCTGGATCGTGTTCCAGGTGCCGATGATGAAACCGACCGTGCCGCCGACGACGGTCACGACCGCGGTCCTGAGCCCGTCCCAGGCGCGGACCACCGCGCCGACCGTTGCCTGCACGACCGCCACGACGGCCCGCTGGAGCCCGTTCCACGCGCCGACGACCGCGCCGACGGTCGCGGTGACCACGGCGACGACAGCGGCCCGCAGCCCGTTCCACGCGGCGACCACGCCGTTGACCGTGGCGGTGACGACCGCGACCACCGCCGCCCGCAGCCCGTTCCACGCGCCGACCACCCCGGAGACCGTCGCGGTGACCACCGCGATAACGGCGGCCCGCAGCCCGTTCCACGCGCCCACCACCGCCCCGACGATGCCGTTGGTGACGGCGACCATCGCGGCGCGCAGCCCCTCCCAGGCGCGGATCATGCCGCTGACCACGGCCTGCACCGCGCTGACCAGCACCCGGAACCCGTTGCGGATGCCGTCGATCACCGGGCCGACGATCGAGCCGAGGAGCTGGAACGCGGGGATGAGGCCAGGTGACCCGCCGACGATCCACCGCCATAGCGTCTGGACCGCGCCGACCACCCAGCGCACGCCGTTGAGGAAGCCGTTCCACATGTTGTCGGCCAGGCGGCGGAACCAGTCGCACCGCTGGTACAGCACGATGAACACGCCGACCAGCGCGCCCACGAGCATGATGACCACGCCCAGCGGGTTAGCGCTCATCGCGAAGTTCAGCAGCCACTGCTTAGCCGCCGCGATCGTCGTCGCCGAGCTGAGTCCCCTGTACGCGATGATGGCCTTGTCCACCAGCGTGGCGACGGCCATCACGGTCTTGAACGCGACGAACGCCACGACCAGCGCGGTGATGATCGGGGTGAGCGGCTGCGCCCAGCGCATCAGGTTCGCGAACCCGCTGGCGAGCACGGTGACGACGGGCGCGAGGATGCTGACCGCCACGCCGAGGAGCTGGAACCCGATGCGCAGCGCCCCGGCGACGATCGGGGCGAGCGCCTGGATCACCGGCACCAGCGCCTTGAACCCCTCGGCGAGCGCCCCGCCGACCACCTTCGCCATCTCGATGAACGGCGGCAGCAGGCCCTTGACGCCTTCCCAGATCGCCTGGAACGCCGGTTTCAGCGCCTCGACCAGCGCCCGCACCACGTCCATCACGGCGGCGCGCAGCTCGGGCGAGACGGCCAGCAGCAGCCCGAACGCGAGCACCGCCAGGCCGATAGGCCCGGTCAGCCCGGCGAGCGCCTTCCCGCCGCCGCCCAGCGCCGGAATGAGCTTGCCCGCGATGTCCTTGCCGAGATTCAGCGCGAGCTTGCCGATCTCGGAGAACGGCCCGGCCAGCGCGCCCAGCACCGGCCCGATGACGGGGATGGTCTGCAGCACCGACCCGGACGCCCCGGCGAACGCCAGCAGCCCCCCGGCGGCCAGCCCGACGAACGGCACGAGCCGGTGGAACCAGCGGACCAGCTCGGCGTTCGACATGTCCTTGATGTGCTTGATGGCCACGTCGAGCGCCCGGTTCAGCGCGTCGAACACGGGCCGCATCCGGGTCATGACCGACTGCACGAACGGGGTGAACGCCGGTTCGAGAGCGCGCAGCAGGTCGGCGAACTTGTTCGCCCATTCCAGCGCGTACCCGCCGCCCTGCTTGGAGATGAACGGCTCCACGATCGCCGAGCCGACGTCGCGCATCGCGCCCTTCACCCGGTCAACCGCGCCGACCCAGGTGTTTTTCAGGCCCTCTGCCGCGCCGCCGTACTGCTTCTGCATCTGCTCGACCAGGACGGTCAGGGCCTTGCGGGCGTCGAGCGTACCGGCGGTGATCGAGTCGCGGATCTCCTGTTCGGTCTTGCCCATGCCCTGCCCGATGAGCTGGGCCGCGTTGATGCCCCGGATGCCGAGCTGGTTCAGGGTGACCGCGCTGAACTTGCCCGACGACTGCACCTTGGACAGCACTTCGACGATGCCCATGATGTCGTCGGACGTGCCGCCGGTAGCGGCGACCGCGTTCTGCACCGCGTCGAGGGTGGGGATGACTGCCTTCGCCTCGAACCCGAAGGCGAGCATCATCTGCGTGGCCTCGATGAACGCCTGCCGGGGGAACGGGCTGGTCTTGGCGAACTCGGTCAGGTCTTTCATCATCTTGTTGGCTGCGTCGCCCGACCCGAGGATCGTCTGGAACGCCGCCCTCGACCGCTGGTACAGCGTGTTGTAGCTGATGCCCGCCCGCACCACCTGCGTGCCGAACGCCACCGCCGCGCCCCCGGCCACGGCGAACGTGGTGCCCAGCGCCCGCCCGGTGGAGCGGGCTATGTCGGTGACGCCCCGGCCCAGCGTGCTCGACAGGCTGCGGCTGGCCGCCTGCCCCGCCTGGGTCGCGTCCCTGGCGATGATGTTGCGCAGCGCGGACGTGTCGGCGGTGACCCGGATCGACAGGCCGCCGTAGCTGTACTCAGCCATCGTCGGTCACCACCACGCCGGGCACGGCGGCGATGGCCTTCGCCGCCTCGGTCCAGCTCGCGGTCTTCACCGGGCCGCCGGGTGCCGGGGCCGCCGCCTGCCCGGCGGGCCGCAGCGGGCGCAGCTTCGGCCGGGGCAGCGGCTTAGGCCGCGACACGTTCTTCGCCCCGTTGGCCTTCAGCGTGACCCAGGTCAGGTTCGCCACGTGGTCGATCAGCCCGGCCAGCAGCTCGGCCTCAGTCGACCACTGCTCGCCCCCGCGCCGCGCCGCCGGGGGAAGCCGGTTCAGCAGCACCCAGATGCGCCGCAGCGAAACGGAGGGGTCGAGCACGTCAACCCCGTATGCGGCGAGCATCGCGGCCTCTACGTCCGGGTCGTAGCGCGCCTGCGCGGCGGTGACGAGTTTGGGAGGTCACCGACCCCGGACTGCTCAGCCACGGCGTTCATCAATTTCTCGAGTGCGGCCTGGTTGATTCCGTCGGCGACGAGCTGGTTGTAGTCGGCCACGTGGCCGAGCTGGTCCATGAAGTCGCGGAAGTTACCCGACCCGACCAGCGCGTCGGTCGCGGCGATCGGCCAGAGCTTCTGGTTGGGCAGCTCGTACAGCTTGCCCCGCCACTGGAACCGGAACGGACGGCCCGTTGCCTCGGCGATGGCGGCCTCCACCGCCGCGTCGAGGTCGAAATGCCCGTGACCGTTCTGTTCCGGCTTCGGCGCGGTCACGGCTCCCTCGGAGCCGCGCGGCGCGCATGTGACTCGGCCTGCCCGCCGACGGTCTGCACGCCCTGGAACGCGCCGCCGCCGCCAGCCTGCGCCTGCGCCGGGGTGATCGCGGAGCGGCCCTTGTAGATGCGCGCCAGCCTGCCGCCGTCATCGAGCGCGGACAGGGTGACGTCGAGCGGCACGGCTGCGCCGCGCTGGATCTGCATGTCGCCCGCGTCGGTGAGGGACGCGCGGAAGAAGCCGAACCGGAACACGTTGTCGCCGTCGCGGCTGTCGATGCCGACCGCGTAGATGTGCTGCGGCGCGTCCGTGCGGATCTCCATGTCGATGTCCCCGGTGCCCGCCGGTACGTCGGTGTCGAAGTACAGGGCAAGGGTCTGCGGGTTGAGCTGCCACATGACGAACTGCAGGGTCACGCTGCGGCTGGTGATGACCGACCGAATGGGGACGATCGACTGCCACGGGGTGATGTCCTCAGAGTCGGTGGTCTGCCCGACAGTGGGGCCGTCTTCGGACAGGTAGCCCAGGATCGACCACGGGGCGGCCCACTCGTCGGCGGCGGTGGCGGGCATCGCGGTGCCCGCCGGGGCGATGTAGATACCCGGCCCGTTAGCGAAGCCGACCTGCACTTCATCCGGGTTGAGTGCCACTGCTGGAGTTGTCACTTTCGATCCTTCCTACGGTGCCGCCAGGAGCGTCCGCCCCTATCAGGGGGGCGGTGCCTGACGGCGGGGATGGCATCGGATTTCGTACCGCGCCGTGTAGCGCGGAGCACTGTCGTCGTCGGGCAGCCAGAACGGTCCCTCGACGGGCTGCACGTAGCTGACCACGCCGTCGGCCCAGTCCTCGGCGGGCAGCGCGCACAGCACCTGACGGGCCAGCTCGGCGAGGTCGCGGGCCGCCTGCTTGGTCTTGGCCCGCGCGTCCACCTGGATGAAATGGGCGTACTGCCAGTTCCACAGCATCGAGCTGGCCGCGTAGCTGAACGCGGTCAGCCCGTGCACGGGCGAGAGCTGTTCCCAGACCCACGCCTCAAGGTCGGGCTGCTCGATCACGGGGAAGGTCATCATGCGCGCCGCCTGGCTTCGGCGGCGCTGCGGCCCAGCGGCGCGGCTGCGGCCTGGTGCCGGGTGCCGTACTCGACGTACCGGGCGTACGGCGTGTCGTTGACGACGAATGCGGTGCCGGGGTCGCGGCCGGGATACACCTTCCAGCTGGCGCCCATCGTGCCGGTGTCGTGCGGGGTGCGTGAGGCTGCGGCGGCTGCGATCTCCAGCGCGATCCGCTGCACCAGCTCCCGCACCGACCAGCGCGGCGCGGCCGGGCTGGTGACGTAGAACTCGGCGTCAGCCACGCGGTTCGCCTCCCTCGGGCCAGGTGTCGGTTGACTGCACCGTCGCGGTCCAGCAGCCGATGCCGGGGCCGGTGGGGTCGAGTACCTGCCGCACCTGCGACAGCACGAACACCCGCCCCCGGATGAGCGCGCTCATGCCCTCGACGGGCGCGGCGTCCGGTGGGAGGAACAGGTTCCCGGTCAGGTCGCGGGCGGGACCGTGCGGCCCGTGGCCGCCGCCTGTCGCGGCCCGCGCGTCTGAGACCCCCGGCAGGAGCTGCAGCGCGCCGCGCCCGGCCCAGCTCGGCCGGGTGCCGGGCTGCCGCCAGCCGTGGCCGTCGAGCTGTCCCGGCGGGTACAGCACCACGTCGTCGGTCGGCAGGAGCAGCCCGGTAACCACGGGTCGTCCAGGTTGAGCTGCCACCAGTCCACCGGCCAGTCCAGGCCCTCGTCCACGGGAGCGACCTCCAGCGGCACGCTGACGAGGTTGCCGAGAAACCCCCGGTGCCACTGGGCACGCGCCATAGCGAGCGCCCAGCGGCCCCCTGGAGTGGCGTAGCTGACCGACTGCGCCCCGGTGGACACCGCCGACACCGACGGCTCCGGGGGGAACAGCCCCGCGTAGGTCTCCCACAGCAGCGCCGCGATGAGATGCGGGTCGCACCCGGCGTACTCGTCGGCGATCTGCTGCGCGATGCCACGGGGCAGGCCCTCGGCCGCAGGCGGCGTGAGGGGCGGTGCCCACAGCTCCCACAGGAGCGGCGTGGTCACGCCTTAGTCGCCTGCTTGGACTGCGTGGTGGCGGGGGTGCGGGTGGCGGGGGCGCTCATGGCCTGCACGCCCTGCGCCTGGCCGCTGGCACCCGATGCGCCGGATGCGCCGCTGATGCCCTGCAGCCCGCCGAGCTGCGCCGACGCGAACGGCCTGGCCCCGGTCGGGAAGCGCGGCGAGACCGGGTTCATGATGGTGCACCCGAACCGCGCCCACACCTTGAGCGGTGTCGCGTTGTCCTGGAAGCCGCTCAGCACGACCCGGCCGTCGTCGTCGGCGAGCACGGCGGAACGGTCCATCAGGAACCGGATGTCCTGCCGCACCCCGATGACGAGGTTCTGCCAGGCCCCGGTGATGAAGTCGGCGTCGGAGGTGTCCTCGAACGCCTCGTAGCGGATCGGCGCGCCGTACAGCGTGTCGATGGTGCCCCGGTCTACCTGGCCGGTGCCCAGCAGCAGCGCCCCGGAGTCGTCGCGGACGCCCCGGAGCTGGCCGCGCACGGTCAGGTCGGCTGCGGAGCCGTTGACCCGCAGGCCCTGCACCTCCACGGCGGCCATCGCCCGGTTGATGGTGTCGATCGCATCGACGCCCCCGGTGACGGGCTGCGTGTAGTCGGCGCTGAGCACCCCGCCGTCGGGGAAGGTGCTCGGCGCGTCGATGCCGAAAAGCACCGCGTTGTCGAGGGCGAACGCGATGGCCTCGGCGAGCCGGGGCCGCACCCACGCCCAGATGTTGATGTCGAGGTCCGCGATCATGTTGTCGGGGATGGCCACCACGGCGGCGACTTCCTCGGCGGTGATCGAGCGGGCCGCGAGCTTCATGTCGGTGAACGGCTTGCGGGGGTTGTCTGCCGTCACCCAGGCCGCTTTCGGGAACGCGGCCGGGACGATCATCTCGGCGGTGCGGGTGCCCATCGGCAGCCGCGTGATGGGCAGGCTCAGCACGACCGAGCGCTGCACTGCCTCCTCGATGATCTGCCGTGCGTAGTAGGTGGGGATCTGACCGGAGAAGTCCATCGTCCCGCCGAATCCGGGACCGGCACCGGCCATCACGCCCCCGCCAGGTGGCGTTGTCATGGCGCTTCCTTCGTGTGCATGGGGAAGGGAACGCCGCATTTCCGCGCTACCGGGCCTAGCGCCGCATCACGCCGCACGCTGGGCCGGGCCTGGCATCACGCCTCGTAAAGCGCCCGGATTCGGCTACCGGCTGCCGCCGCATCACGCCGCACGGCATCACCGGCCACGATAAGCACCCTCGGCTATCGGTGCAACACACCCCGGATGAAGTCTTCCTGCTGCTGCGGCTGGCGCGGCCCGGCGGGCACCCGCCCGCCGCCGTTCGCCGGGGGGGTCTGGGCCAGCCGGTCCACCACGGCGGCGATGGCCTTCCGGTCGGGCTCGCCGTCCTCCCCGACCAGCTTGGCCAGGTCGAGCACTTCCAGCGCGGCGTCAGGGTCCGCGAGCTTGCCCACGGCAGCGGCCCGGAACTCCGCTGCGGCCAGCCGCCCGGCCGCCTCGGCGGCGGCCGACGCGCGGCCCTCCTCGCGGGCGTCGGCGATGGCCTTCTCCGCGTCGGTCATGGTCTGCTGCTGCACTTTGGCCAGCTCGGTCTCTGCCTTGCGCCGGGCCTTGCGCTCCTCATCGAGCGACTGCTGCAGCCGGGCTATGTCCCCGGCGGTCGGTGCCTGCTCGGTGGGCTCGGGCGGCTCGGCGGGCTCGGTCGGCTCCGGGGGGTCGGGGTCGGGGGTTGTCATGACGGGCCTCCAGTCAGGATGCGGGCGCGCCGGATCGCGGCACGCGAGTACACACGTGTGATGATCTCCGGTGTCGCGGTGCACCGGCAGTAGGCGTGAGCCTCGAACCCCGCCCGGCCCTCGATGTACCCGCGATCGGCGATGTCAGCGCAGAACCGGCACGCCCCGTCGCGGGTGACCCGCCCGTAGCGGCCGGTCAGCCGGTCGTCGGCCTCGGCGTTGGCGATGGTGGTGGCGTTCGCCGCGCGGAAGGGCTCGGACGCCAGCAGCCGCTCCAGCCAGGACATGCCCGCCGCCGCCGCCTGCAGCTCCTCCCAGCCCGCCGCGCGCCGGTTGAGGTACACCGCCGGGGCCATGCCCGCCAGGTCTTCCACGGGCCGCCCAGAGGCCGTGGAGCCCGCCACCGGGGGCACCGCAAACGGGGCCACCCCGCCCAGGGGCATCCCGGTCGCCTCGGCGACGAGCGCCGCCAGCCAGGTCGCGGTCTCGGCGGCGAACAGCGCCTGGGCGGCGGTCGCCCACCCCCCGGCGATCCGGCTCATCATCGCCAGCGAGCCGGTCGGGTCGGCCGGGTTGAACTGCTGCGCGGCCAGCACCCGCAGCCGCATCAGCAGCTCGACCTGAGCGGCGGCCAGCCGCGCCCGGTACAGCCGCGTGACAGCCGACGGGACAGCCATCAGCTACCCGGCGGGGGCGCGGCAGCCCCGGCGAGGATAGCCGCATACGCCGACTCGGGCGCGCCCAGCGCGGACGCGGCGGTCGCGGCTGCGGCGGCCTGCTCCTCGGCGGCCATCCGCTTCCACCGGTCGATCTCCTGCGGGGAAGCGCCCCACCGTGCCCACAGCACCTCCAGCGGCACGTCGAGGGTGCGCATCTTGACCAGCGCGTCCACCCGCTGCCCTTCGCTGCGGGTCTCGAAGTCGGCCCAGATGACCTCGGCGGCGACGTCCTCGGCGGCGGGGTTGCCCTGCAGCCGCAAAGCGAACCGCATGGCCTCCTCCCATGCCTCGCCGATGTGCAGCGCCCGCCGCCGCACCTTGGCGACCAGGCCCGCCTCAGCCGCCTTGATGGCGTCCGCGCTCATGTTGACCATCGCGCCGAGCAGGTAGTGCGGCGGGGTCTGCGTGATCGCGGCGAGCTGCTGCACGTCCTGCTCCACGCTGGCCAGGTAGCCGCCCAGCGTGGACTCCGCGAAGCTCCCGAACCGGCCCTCGGGATTCTCGTTGGCCAGCAGCCGGTTCGCGCCGACCTGGTACGGCGACACCGCGCGGATCTTCTCCCCGGTGTCGGTCTGGATGACCTCGCGGGCCAGCTTCACGCCCGTGGCCCAGATCTGCCGGAACGCGCCGTAGTCGGTGGCGACCAGCCGGTTGAAGATCGTCGTGTTGATCCGGTCCTGGAACGACAGCGCCGGGGTGAGCTCACTGCGGGGCGGGCCGAACGTGCGCGGCTGCGGCACGATCTCGATGATGCCCACCGCCCCGGCCGGGTTGCCCTCGACCCAGCCGGTCGGCTCGTCGGGATACCACGTGTAGATGGCGTCGGGCAGCATCAGCACTTCGGTGACCGCGCCGTCGGCGTCGGCGAACCGCTTGAACCCCGCCAGCCGCCTGCGCCGGTTGCCCGGCGCGTACAGCACGGTCGTCTCCAGGGGCGACTCCGGGGTGATCGCCACGCCGGTCGGGTTGTCGCCGTCGGGCTGCACCATGACGAACGACGCCCCGGTGACCAGCGCGTCGGTCTGGGCCAGCTCGCCGTCGGCGTCCATCCGGTTCGACTGCCAGATGCCCCACGCATCGGCGTCGGCCCCGGCGAACCGGAACCCGGTCACCTGCAGCCGCTCGGCGACCGCGTTGACGACCAGCTCGCACCAGTTGGCCCCCGACTCGTTGAGGAACGCGGTGAACGTGCGCCGCTCCTCGGAGTCCATCAGGGCGGGTATCTCGGCCCGGCCGTCGTAGTAGGTCTGGAACCGCCGCGCCCGGCCCTGCTGCTCGTCCAGCTTGATCCGGCACGCCTCGCGCAGCGCCTCCAGCTCGTCGTCGTCCATGCGTCCCCCTAGAACCCCGCCGCCAGGTAGTCGGGCTCAGCGGGCGCGTTCGCGTGCCTGATGGCCCGGTCGAGCGCCATCACCCCGGCGACGATGGAGTCGATCTTCTCGGCGCTGCGCGCCTTGTCAGGCTTGATGTTCCCCGCCGGGTCGGTGCGGACGATCAGGTTGGCGGCCTGCCACCGGACAAGCGGGTTGCCGCCGTGCCGGTAGCGCCCGGCGGCGACCAGCCGCAGCAGCTCCTTAGCCGGGCCGGACATCGACGCGAACCCCTGCCCCATCTGGATCAGCGGGAAGCCCTCGTCGGTCAGCTCCGAGCTGATCTGGGTAGCGCCCCACCGGTCGAACGCGATCTCCCGCAGGTCGAAGGTCTCGGCGTCCGCGCGGAGCGCGGTCTTAATCTCCTCGTAATCGATCACGTTCCCGTCGGTGACGGTCAGCAGGCCCTGCTCGGCCCAGGCGGTCGCGCTGCCGCCCGTTCGCCTGTCCAGCGCGGGCAGGGCCGACCGCGGGGCGAACACCCGCCACAGCACGTCGTGGCCGCCTTCCCCGTCGGGGAAGTCCAGCGCGTAGCTGGCCAGGTCCACCGTCGAGGCCAGGTCGAGGCCGCCGTAGCAGGCGCGGCGGGCCAGGTCGCGCAGCGGCGGGGCGTCGTCCCACCGGTCGAGGTCGATCGCGCGGCCCGCCTGGGAGCCCTGCTGGTTCAGCCGGAACTGGCGGAACGCCCGCTCGGCGGCCGGGTTGGCGACCGCCTTGCGGCACTCGTCGGCCAGCACGCGCGGGTCGAGGTAGTCGCCGAGCGCCGGGTTGGCCAGCTTCCAGGTGGCCTCGGCGGTCCAGTCGGCGTCACGCGGCGCGGCGTGCAGCACGACCAGCCGCGCACGGTCCAGCTCGGGGTCTTCGGCGACTCGCTCGGACCAGGCCCGCTCGGCGGCGGCGAACCCCGACGGGTCGTTGTCGGCGGTGGTGGCGAGGATCAGCAGCGGCTGCGCCCGCGTCCCGAACCCGGTGCGCAGCGCGTCGTACAGCTCGCGGTTCGGCTGGGTCAGCAGCTCGTCGATGTAGGCCCCATGCGGGCCGGTGCCCAGCGCGCCGGGCGCGTCCCCGGCCACCACCGCGAAGAAGCTCGCGGTGGCGTCGTTGGTGATGCGGGTCTGCCCCCGGATGACGTGCAGCCTCGACCGCAGCACCGGGGACAGGCTGACCATGCGGGCCGCCGCCCGGTAGGCGAGCCCCGCCTGGTCCTTGTCGAGCGCCAGGCCGTATACCTCGGCGGCGTCCTCGTCGTCGGCGGCGAGCAGGTACAGGGTCACCCCGGCGACAAGCTCGGTCTTGCCGTTCTTGCGCCCGGTGGACAGGTACAGCTCGCGGTAGCGGCGCACGTAGCGCTTCCACTGGGGGGACCATTCGACCGTGCCGAACAGCGGCACCAGCACCTCGTCGGTCTCCCAGTCGGCCGGGACGAACGGGCGGCGCGCCCAGTCGCCTTTCGTGTGCACCAGCAGCTCGGTGAAGAAGGCCAGCACGTGCGCGGCGCGCGGGACGCACAGGTGCTCGCCGCGCCGCCTGCATGTCAGCCCGTCGAACACCCGCCCGCACAGCGGGAACCGCCGCCGGTCAGCAGCCATGCGGCCCACGATACGGGACCGGCCCCGCGCCTCGCCGGGAAGGAACCACCCAATCCGCAGCGTGCAGCACGGGGCCAGCCAGCACCACGCTACACCCCCGCCAAAAGATTGTCGTGATTAGCTCCGGTTTGCGAAACATTGAGCTGACGTGCAGTGTTGTACTAAGTGCAAGGCCCACTACAGGGGCCGGGCACCGGGGCACCACCGCCCCACCGAGGGAAGGAACCACCATCATGAACACGAAGAACACCCCAACGACGGCCGAGAAGATCCGCGCCATCGGGCAGGGGCCGCAGGCGAAGCGCGAGGCCGAGAAGTTCGCCAAGCTGGACCGCAAGGTGCAGACCGACGCGCAGCGCATCGCGGTCGAGCTGTACGACGGCACCCGCACCGTCGCCGCCGCCTGGAAGGAAGGCACCGCGCAGGCCATTGCCAACGCACTGGCCGCAGCCGTCGAGGCCGACCCGCTGGAGCGCGAGCGCGGCGCAGCCGTCACCGCCGCCAAGGAGGCCGCAGCCAAGAAGGCCGCGCCGAAGAAGGCGAAGGCACCGAAGGCCGCGCCCGAGGCCCGCGAGGCGAAGGGCGACAAGCCCTACGCCGGGCGGCCCGTGGCCGGGTACGTGGTGCGCTACCCGAAGGTCGGCATCGACCTGCTGATGCGCACCCCGGACAACGAGGTGCCGGGCGCAGCCCCGTGGCTGGCCCGCTGCAACGACCACGGCGAGACCCTGGGCGCGGTGACCCGCGCCGAGCGGCTGGCCGCAGGCAAGACCGTGGCCGACTGGTGCACCGCGCACGCCGCCAACTAGCCCGACCGAACCAAAGGGCACCGGGAACACCCCCCGGTGCCCTTTCGCATGTCCGACAATGGGCGCGTGCCCGCTGCCACCGCTGAGCGACACCGACCGGCCCGCGTGGCCGCACGCCGCCGTGAGGCGGTGCAGGCGCTGCGGCTCGCCGAGC